AAGGCTTCTGCGCTCAAAACACGATAAACCGAGCCTGTTGATGGAATTTCGATAGCATCTCGGTAGATTTTGGCTAATTCGGCTAATTCTGGTTCATTTTCTAGCATTTTCTTCGCTTCACCGAATACGATGCGGGCTTGATCCTTGTCAGCGGCGCAGGAATAGACTTCACCCCCCTTGGGTCCAGTCAGCAGCGACCAAAGTGCAACACCTGAAGCGAGCGCCGATTTGCCGTTCTTGCGCGGAACGCCTGTGAGTATGACCTTGTGCCTGAAGCCGTCACCATCTGCGGCGAATGCGTGGGTCAGTAGCGCGCGTTGCCAATCTCTGAGGTGCATTGGTTCGCCTGCTCGTCCACCGACAGAATCTTTGGTCACGGTGGCAAAGGTGTTTATAAAGTCAGCGGCTCTGAGTCCGTGAGAATTGAGCAGGGCGGATTCAGGAACTGGGGTTAGCCATCTAGGAGGCCAACTGCTCATTCTTTGCCCACTTCTCCTGTAGTTGTTCTAGCTTCGACCTAGCTTTTACTTCGGCGTAGCCCAACTTGGTGCGGTCAGCGGGTGTAAGTCCCAGTTTGCCCATGTTGTTGCTAATCATCACCTCTAGGTCATGCAACTGACGCACGAGTCGCCAGTTGTCAGGATCTGATTGCATCCTCTCCATCAACCATAGTCTGCGGTCATGCTGTTCGCAAACCATTTGTAAAAACTGAGTGTCGGTGCGGCTGCTAATCCATAGCTCGCCTTTTTTGTAAATCTCATCCCATAAGGTTTGGCCCGCCTCGCCTAAAGGACGAACTGGAGGCACATAACCGCCTGTTAGGGCGATTGTGGCGTTTTCGGGGGGCAACGGCCTTTGGCCTGGGTTGCCGAGCAGTCGCTTCTGCTCAAGTGGTTTAGCTGGTCTGCCCATTCAATAAGGCTATCAGAAAACCTTTTTTTAGCAGAGAAATACGCAACAGCGGCGTCGGGGTGCCGAATTGACACTTTGGCTAAGATTTGCCCCACTCTGGGGGATAGTCCCCGCGGCCTTGTGCGGCGATTACAGGGCATCAGGTTCGGGATAGGGTGATTGTATGCTAGGGCCGTTTTCGTGGCTTCTAATCGCGTTCTAGGGCTTCTCATAACGCGCGCCAATAGAGGCGGCTTAGGGGCTAGGCCAGGCGCTAGGCGGGCAAGATAGGCGCGGGTAATCAGCGCGCCAGGATAAAGCGAAACCCGCCAGGCGTGGGCCTAGCGGGTCGCTGTAGGGTTTTGGGTTAGATTGTGCCGTGCGCTTTCACTTCGGCCTTTTTGCCGTCTTTGATTGTGGAATAAACAGCGGGGCCACTATTGACGACTGACCAGAGCGGGGCTAGCGCGGGAATATAGCCGTTGTAATACAGCCATCTAATCGCTTCCCATTGGTAGGCGTTTTCGTAGCCATACTGAAACGGCAGGTATCCGACTATCTCGCCATTGATACTGATTTGTGCGCTGAAGTATGTGCTGCCGTGTATCTTGTCGCGCCATTGTTTAGCGTTTATGAAAATACTGGTAACTGTTTTTGTTTCTGCCTGTTGCGTTACCAATTCGCGCCTCTCAATCTAGCGCGGTGGCCTGTTGCTATCTCAAACGCGGCGGGGTCTGTTTCTTCCGTGATCGCGTAGCCCAACTTTGCTAATCCGTTTCGTGTTTCGTGTTGGTGCTTGCTGGTTGTAACGCTGTATTTAGCCGCGTTTATTGTTGCGCGCTGTTCGTCGGGATAAATTGCGGCAATTGCGCTTGCATACGACCAAACGACAAACGCGCCGTCTTTGTCCCAATCTCCACGGATTGCGCCGTTACTGGTGAAGGGTTTTAGTGACGCGATGAATTCGCCTGCGTCCCGCGTATTTATTCTTGGCATTAGTTACTTTCCTCTCTCTGTTGGTATTGCTTGGGGTCCGTAAAGTTGTGGCCTAGGTGAGCCATTAGCGCGGCGATTAGAAAAGGCGCGGGGATTAGTAGGTCCCAAAGATTCATTAGTTGGCCGCTTCCTCTAGTAGTTCTTTGATTTGGTCAAGCGTGTATGTGTGTGTGATTTTGATTCTGCTTCCGTCTCTCTCTAGCTTGATTCTTTCAACGCCTAACCTGTTAGCTATTTCCTGGCCGTGCTTCTCAATCAGCCCTTTCATTTCTTCGTGTTGCTGTTCCCATACCTTGCGCAATTCCCGCATCTTTAGCTGCTGCGCCTTTTCTTCGTGGTATTCCTGTTCGGGGTAAAGGTTTTTGATTAGAACGGTTTTGTTGATTGTCCTTTCCTCGCCTTGGTATTTCTCTTTGTAAGACACACGGACTAGGTTGGCACTTGGCTTTGCCCAAGTTCGGGCATTGCGGGCTTGTTGTGGCTCTAGGCTCTCAAGTGTTACCAGCTCAGACGAGCGGTAGCTTGCGCCTGTTCTGTGTGTGTATGTCTTGCCAACTTCTAGCTCTGACTTCAACATTGTTCTCTCTCTTTCTCTATCCGCTTTGTGCGGTTAAAGACACATTAGAGGGGCGTGTGTGCTTAAGCAAGCAGGTTTGCCGTGTCGTTATAAAAGCGTTATAAACGAACAAATGTTCGGTTTTCTCGTTGTTGCCCAGTCTGCCCGTGTGTGCTTAAGCGTGCAAAGGCCCCGCCAATTCTGGGACTCAGTGCCAGAATTAGACAGGGCCACTGCTTCTTCGCGCGGGCGCGCGCGTTAAGGCGTTTTTAACTGAATTTTTTAGTTTTGACTTTTTTGTAATTGTTGCTCAGCCTTGACTTTGGCAAAAGCCTCAACCTCCTTGACAAGTTTGTTGTAAGCAGACAATAATCCGTCTTTTGTAGCGGCGTAGCGGTGAGAGCCGTCCTGAAACAGGTCATAGCGTTCGCCGTCCCACTCAACCCATACCCAAGGATCTCCAATAGTGAGAACAATTCCGTCCTCGGTCCCCGCAAACCCAGGCTCACCACCGATAACTTCCATGGCCACAGCGTAAGCCTCAAATTGCTCCGCCGTGCCTAAAATTCCAAAGTGGTCACTTGCCGAGAATTGCGCGTATTCTGTGGCAATTGCTAGGCGGTGGTATTGGTGCTTTTGTATGCGGTAATAGTCACTAACTATTTCATTCATTAGAACAATTGTGCCGTCATTTGTTTCTAAGTCAAACCAGGCATTCACTCCGAGAGATTGGCCGTCCTCTACCCATACGGCTATTACGCCAGTCTCGTCAAATTCCCAGTCATAGTTTGTGTAATCGGTAAGTATTTGTATTAGGTTCATTTGTTTTTCTCTCTCTTTCATTTAGTTTGTTTTGTTTGGGCTGCTGCCAAGCTATAAGAATTTCTAATAGCGCGATTGGCCACTAGCCCCCCCTATAATTCCTGCGATAAACCAGACAAGAATTCCTGTCATACCCATAGCAATTCCTACGGGCTTATGCCAGGGTTCTTCTTTGCTCTCCCAATAGCCTTCGGGAGGGTTGTCTGGCTGTAGTTTGTTTAGTTTGCAATACTCGCGGTATTCGTCATACTTCGCTATCTTTCCGCTGTTGCTCCAGTATTGAGCGCGAGCCTCTTGATCCGCCGATAACTCTTTATCGCGTAGCTCCATTGCAACCCACGCGGCGTAGGTAAATTTCTCAGCCAACTACTTCCTCCGCTCTAATGTGATTGCCGTATTTGTCGTGGCCGCACCTTCTACCAGGCTCATACATACCACAGTCCCACTCTCCATACCAGCTAGGGCGGACCATTGTGCCTTCGCCGTAATGTGCCAGTCCCTCCTGGTAAGCCTCGAACATAGTCTTAGCCCAGACATAGCTCATTTGGCCGTCTGGCCCGATTACTGTGTAGGTCATTTCTTCCATTTGTTTTCCTTTCCTAAATAAACATTTCTAAATAACATTCAAAGCAAACATTTCTAAATTCGTTTGGGATTTCTCTCCAACTAGACGGATTTAGACTTAGTAATTCGTGACAAGATGAGCAATAAGGGTCGCTTAGTGTCTCCACTTAGTCCTCCATCCAAGGCCGCTTCATAGCGTTCGGCCTGTATGTTTCCAGCACGGCAAGCGATAGGTCCATGTAGCCGCGTATGAATAGGCTGTAGATAGTTGCGGCGGCAGACACGGCTAGTTCGTGATCCTCCTCGGTCCATTTGACCATTTCTAGAATTGTGTCTAGTGCCTGTTCTGGTGTTTCGATAGTTGTGTTCATTTGCTTTCTCTCTCTTTCTTAGTTAGCTAGGGCGGGTTCGCCTAGCAATTCTTTACAGGTGTCTAAAGTAAATTCATAGTTTTTTGTAAAAATTACTTGACAAATTTCGTCAATAACTTCCCAGCGTTCTATGGTGTTATTGCGGCCTACATAGGTTTCTTTTTGTTCTAGCGCAACCCTATAGACATGTCCCTTATACCAGGCGCTTAGTTCGTCAATGTAGCCTTCGGGGTTTATTTCCTCGTCACTCCAATAAATAACTAGGTCATGCCAGGCGGAAGGGTAATCCTGTAGTTCTACAAATTTGTAGGTATAACCAGCGCGGGTAAGGATTTTGCCAAGAACTGCTTCGGTGTCGTCTCTTTTAGTCCAGTCAAGCGCGTTGCGTAGCCTCCTATTTAGGCCAAAGTTATCTAGTTCTAGCGGATATAGTCTGTCGCCTTTTCTTATCGTAAAGACGCTGAAAAATTCGTGGTCGTAGTCTTTCAGATAGTCAAGCGGCCAGTCGTCGTAGCGTATTGCGTAGCGTAGTTGATCGCTTACTTCGATAGTTTCTATTGGCTTTTCCATTTTTTCTCTCTCTGCCGTTGTTTGCGGCAAGACAATTCTGCGCCGTGTCTAGTGCGTGTCAAGCAAGTTTTTCGTGTCGTTATCAACTTGTTATTTTTGTGTTATCTGCTCATTTGCCTATGCGAACAAGTGTTCGACAGCCTTTTCGCGGGCGCGCGCATATAGGCTTTTCTGACTGAATTTTTGACTGAATTATTTTTCAGCGATTGTCCAGCGGTTTGTTTCCGCGAGAGGCATTGCAGGATCTGTGAGCTGCTGCCAGTGGCGAGAGTGAATTGCCTGGCTCAAGATGGTCAGCTTGCCATGGGTCATTTACGCGAGCGCCGTCACCACAAATGTGGCAAATAATTGCCGTCTGCCTGACGAATGCTGCGCGCTTTCGGTAATCGCTGTTGTAGTAATTCTTTTTGTGTTCTGCCCGCTTTATGTCGCGTAGCTGCTGCACACGCCGTCTGTGGATCTCACAGCGGCTTTCGTAGGAGAGCGCCCCACAATCTAGGCAAGGCTTCTTAAAGGCCATTTTGACTGAATTTTTTTCTGGCTAAAAAGAGAGATGGCAGGAGAGAACTCAGCAACGAACCCAACGAACCCACTGAGTTCCCTCCTACCAAGAGAGAGAAAGGAGAATTGAAAGGAACTTTATGGAAAACACTTCAAATCTCTAGTTAGATTATGGTGGGCCTGAGCCGCTTTGTCAAGTCAATTTACTAATTATTTTTTGGCGTGTTGCTAGAGCTTTTGGCTTTATCCGTAGAGTAAAAGCCACTGCCCTTGAATTGCACGGCTGGGGCGGCTATAACGCGCTCCATGGCCCCCCCGCAATTGTCGCACTCAAACTCTGGTTCCTCGTGGATACTGTGGCGGACATCCCAGACCTGACCACAAGCGCATTCGTAGGTGTAGGTAGGCACTAGAACTCCCCTTTGTTTCTTAGCTGCTCATAAGCCATACGAGCGTTGTAATCCCTTGCGCCGCCAGCCCATCTGCCAGCATGGAAGTAAAGCTTCTTCTGCTCCTCGCTTGGCTCGTAGATCTTCTCGTAGATGACCCAAGGCTCAGGTCTTTCAAGAGCGCGCTCACGCATCTCTTTAGCAAGTTGCTCAATGTCTTTCATAAATTAGTCCCGTATCTTCAAGTCTTTTATTTGCAAGTTCAACATACGCCCCCGATATCTCACTTCCAATAAATTGCCTACCAGCTAATAGTGCCATCTTTGCGGTTGTTCCACTACCCATAAAAGGGTCATAAACAATGTCGTTCTCTTTTGACCAACTGAGTATGTGGTCCATGGCTAACTGCTCAGGAAATGGAGCTGGATGCTTTACGCCATTGAAACTTGTTACATACTTCCAAATGTTATTTCTAGGCGAGAATTCAGGAACTGGATTTTTGAGTTTGCCCGAAAAGTCTTTATGCCCAGCCCATTTATTTGGTTTATCACAAATCAGTTGCTTTGGAACGGAACCCTTTGCAAACACAAACATAAACTCAAAGATTTGTGTATAGCGATTGCCGTTGCGCTGAGCTGGATAAGCAGGGCTGTTCTTTTCATAAATCATGGTGTCATGTAGTTTTAGCCCAAGCTCCTTGAAGAATAGGGCCTGCCTAAAGCTTGTTCCCGTCTCTGAGCCATCAATAGTTGCATCGCCAACTATCCACACCAAAATACCGTCTTGGGCTAAAACTCTATAAAGCTCGGAAGCAATAGCCTCAAAATCAAATTCATAGCCGTCATAACTTCGTAGATTGTCATAAGGAGGTGAGGTCAGAACTAAATTGACGATGCCATCTGACATCTGTTTCATAGTTTCTAAGCAATTTTCGTTATGAATTTTGTTTAGCAATGTCACAGCTTGTAAACCGTTCCTGTAAAGTCCACGCCCTTTTCCAGCATGAGGACCCCCAGACCTGGGACCGAATCTTCACCAGTCACCTTGCGCCACCAGCCAGATCCGTTGTCCATGGTCGGGGCCATGACTAGGAAGCGTGATGTACCGCGTGGTGTGCTGCCCATCTCTGTTACGCGTAGGTGATGCCAGTGGCCGTGTATCAATACTGATGCGTCTGCAACTGGTTGCCTACCAAATGCCTGACCACGCCACCAGGTTGCCATCGCGTCTGGGCGCTTAGCTTGGTGTCCGTGAGCGATACCGAGAATGTGAAAACCGTCACCGAATACATCCAGGGCCAGCGACTCGTCATGCTCTTGAGGTTCGATAAACCGAATTTTGAGTCCCGCTTCTTGGCTAAGCCTAGCTAACTGACGGCCAATGAAGATGCCCCAGTCGTCACTTGGCTTGCCAACTGCCTCACGGCCTATGCGCCACTGACAGTGGTTAGAACCGACTGATGCGTAGGTTACATCTGGAACCTTCTCTGCCAGCATCTTGATTGTCTGCCATGCAAAGGTGGTAGCCAAATCTACTTGCTCCATAATTGATAAATCGTTGCTTTGAAGCTGTTGCATTGGTGCGGCGTTCTGAAAGTTTTCTACAGTGTCACCCAGGTCTGCAAAGATTACTTTTTCTGGTTTCTGTTCCCTCACCATCTGCATGAGGCGAGCCTGCATTAGCTCAACACGCTCAATCAGTGAGAGTGAGTTGCCGCGGTAGTCAACCTTGCCAACCTGTAAGTCTGACCACATGACCACCATGCAGCGAGCTTCTGGTTTCTCTAGCTTGGCTGGCTTTGCTTTTTTCTTTGCTTCCTGTAGCAGCAGCGGCAGATTGAGGTTCGCAACCTTGCGGCGGAAGTTGAAGCGGTAGGCAGTGAGCCACTCGCCGTCATACTTTTGCCAGCGGGAGGTGCGCGGTGTCCCGACAATCTCAATCTCGTTCGGGTCAAATCCTGCGTCCGCTAGGAATGCGTCAAAGTTTGGTTGGTCTGTATAGCCAGGTGTTGTGGCGATACCTTCAGTTCCATCGAATTCAATGCCTGGGCGAAAGTTCGCTGGGGCAACAACTCTGGAAGCTGGCTGAATGTTTTCTAGCATGGTTCAAGCCTAACTTCTATAGCAAACGCAAATGCGGTTGCGGTGTTTGGTAATGGTGTGATCTGCCACGATAATTCCCCTATCCCGTAGCGCCGTGCTAAGTGCATTGGATGTCCAGGTAGCGACATCTGCCACCGCATCTGTCAGTATCTGGCTGTCCTTGTCACCTAGGGTATCCATAAGCTTGCGAACAGCACAAGCAGTATTTTTCTTTTTTGGCTCAAGCCCCTCTAGCATTCTTCATTCTCTCCTTTAGCATTTTGACTGCATTGTCGTAACTGGCATCCAGTAGCTTCTTCAGCTCGTCCTCTGTGAATGCCGTTACATCTTTGACGACCAAAGACTTCAGGAACTCCAGTCCTGTAGCCCTGACACCCAACTGAATTCCAGCCTCAATTAGTTTCATTGAGATTGCCTCGAACTGGTCCTGATACTTCCATCCGTTTATCAGGTCATCTACATTGAAGTCATCGTTCATCGCACGCTCAAGTCATTCTCATCCGCCAACAGCCGCTGCACGACTGCGATTAGATGCTCGCTGTTAGCCGCACCGAATAGTGCGCGCTGCTCTAGGTATTCCGCCAAGTCCTCGCGGATGCAATCTAGATCGGCAGACCACACTAGGTTCTTATCCCTTAGTAGGGCTGCGGCCTGCCGAAAGTCGGTGTAGATACGCTCGTTGCGTATAAACTCTCGCTCCTCTTTTAGTTCTCTTTTGTTAGCCATTTCAATAATCCTGGATTCTCTTTCATAATCATTAGTAAAGATGTTTCATAGATGCCGATGAAGTAGTGTTCCCAGTCGTCAAAAGATGCTTTGTCTTTTGGTCTGACTGGCAGTTCATAAACCATCCGCGCCGCGTGAAGAATCTCATGCAGCAGTGTCACTTTTTTCTTTGTAATGTGAAGCTCTGAGTCCACCACAATAATGTTTGCCTCATCGCGGGTATAGCCATAGTTCCCTTCCGCCAAGAAGGTATCTTGCTTCTTAGTGCGCTCAAAGATGTCAAAGGTCTGAGCGCCTATCTTGACGGACTTCGGAATCATTTCTTATCTACTCCATTTTTTAGAAGAATTATGGCTAGTAACAAAGTGTTTACAACTGACAGCATTGCCAAATACTCAAGCATCTTGCCCCTTGATTAGTGTGATTAGCTGCTCTTTGATTCCGAGCCAAACTAATTGGTCGTAGTGCTTCATTGAATTATTCAAGTCAGCTTGAAGTTCTTCATCTTCTAGAAGCTTGACAATTCGCTCACGCTCAGTTCGCACTCCCGTGTTGAACGAGATTACGCCCTGGCGGTGAATCAGCTCTTGAATGTCACTCATCGTCTGCTATCTCCTCTGCTACCTGCTTGATTGGCTCCATTGGAACATTGATGCCGTGAGCGCGCTCTGACTTCAGGTGCATCGCAAGGCTGTTGATCTTGTCCAACCGAAACCCACTCCAGCGGCGGTCATCTGTTTCGATAATCGGAGCCTGACTGAATCCCAGCTCCAAGAATCGCTTGACTGCCTTCTGTGATTTGTTTAGCTGGCGCGTCTCAAACACGATGCCTCGCTTTGTAAACTCACGCTTGGTCTGGTTGCACTGCACGCAGTTCGGCAGTTCCCAGACGGTTATCTTCATCATTAGAGCATGGCTCCTGTCCTGGATGTGATGGTCTTTTTGGACTCGCGGATTGCTTTGCGAGCGACCTCAAAGCCTACCTGCTGAGATTTAGTTAGCTCTGCTTTTTCGCCTGCTTCTATAACTTGGAAAGACATTAGGCGAGCTGCATACTCAGCGCCCACCCGAATGCCCTGCTCGTAGGCTTTGTCCATCTGCTTTGGAAACAGCCAGTCAGCCACATCGTATAGCCAGTCCTTGATGTCACCTTGTAAAGTTTTCACTTATACCCTCCCTCATGTGGTTTACAGCCGCACGAATTACTTCAGCGCTCGCTGGTAATCCGTTATTCCATTCACGGTCTGCAAGTTGATCTAGCTCCTCTAGCACCGAATTCCAACCCATGTCATAGCCAGCCTGGAACAGTGCGTCTGCGAAGAAGTCAAGTTGCCCCTTGATTTCATTTACTCTCATAACAGTCCTTTCATCTGTTGATACAAGTAAACCCCACCACTGGGGCGGGGTCAAGCTTGTAAGCCGTGTCGTTATCAAAAAGTTATACAGGCGTAATTTTGATGGTTGCGCCCATCTGCCTTTCGTCATCGTAGAACTTACGAGCCATGATTTCGACTATTTGAGAGTCGTCTCCCCAGATAATCCCTGACTGGCCGATGCCGTCACCTACGCCCCGCAGGAGCTTATCCAGATCTGGCGGGACGATTGGTAGCGCCCTGTCTGCTACACGAACAGACTTAGGTCTAGGCAAATAGAAATCCACCTCAAGCCTTACAGGGCCGAGATGGATGTTCTGGTTTGCATACGGTTGGCAAGCTTCTTCGATTGCAGCGCGCCACTTTTTGAGATTGACCGATTGTGCTTCGACCAGCCGCCCATGGTAAATGTTTTTGGAACCCTGTGGGGTTGGCCTGCCGAATACTTCTAGAACAATCACCCATTAAGTCTAGAACGGAGAGTCAGACTTGATGATTGGGTTGTTCACATGGATGGCAGCAGCCTGCTTCTCCTGGCCTGTTCTCTTGTCCTCATAGTTTTCGATACGAACCGAGAGATCGCCAACGATTTCTACTACATCGCCCTTCTGGAACTTCTGCTCTGTCCAGACTTTGTAATACTCGTCACGCATCTCACCGAGAACCTTGACCTGAGCCTTGGCGGTGAAGCCCTTTGGGTTTGTGTAAACAACTGTTGCGCCGCTGATTTTTACTTGTGCCATTTTCTTATCCTTTCACATGGCCTGAATTCACACAATCCAGCTTGCCACAAATTCTGTATCCTGGCAAGACGGGATTGCCGTATTCGTCTATTGGTGTTGTCATGTCCTCTGCGAAGTGGCCGTGCCAGGGTAGGCACTTATGCTCTCCGTTTTGGACGGTGTTAGCTTTGCTGACCCTACAGCTCTCACAAAACATCCTTGCTTTGATCCGTTTGCGGTTGACCAAAAAGGTCGCACCACAGCGGTAGCAGTCAACAAATTCATCCACATGGTAAGCCTATCCTCCGACACAGAGAGAACACAATGCGAGATTCTTGCCGTGTCTGCATTTGGGCGGTGGGGCTGCCTGGGTTTTGAGTTTCTCTATCTCCTCAAGGTAAGCCTTTGAGTGGGCGATTTCTTTTTCCCTCCAACCTGATGACTCAGCTCTGGTGGCTGCGTTCTCCCAGGCATCTGCATTCAGCCAGGAGGCGGGATACTTCGTGAAGTCAGGATTGCGCTTTGGGTCCTGGCGGTAGGCAATTACCCCAGCCATGATGTCCTCAAAGGTTGCCCTGCTGAGCGCAGACTTGAATGCCCGATACGCCTTAGCCTTGTCTCGCTTGAGTGGATAGCTGTTCCAGAACTCATTGAAAAACTCGTCTATTTTCTTATTAGTGTTCTTAACTTGTTCTTCTTTAAGATTGTTATTCTTAGTGGGCGGATTATCCGATGGCGGAAAACCCGACGACGGTAAATCCGCAGGGTCTTGCGTAATCCAGACAGCCTCACCGAATCTGCCGTTCTCATTGATCTGGTCGCGGCTCAGGTAGCCAAGCTCCTCAAGCTCAGTTATAGCTGACCGAATTGCATCCTTACCTTCTTGGCTGTTGTTAGCGATACTGGCAATGCTTAGCGACCAGCCCTGTCGGTGACTCATAAGCATGGCCAATAGGCCACGAGCCTTGAGGCTTAGGCGGCTATCCCGAACCCAGTCGTTAGGTATCTGGGTGAAGTGGTCGTCAAATGAATGATGTCCCCTGATTAGTGGCATTGTTCCTCCTAGAACAATTTATGGATAGTTCTTGTTATTGCCTTCTTCGTGCCGTCTGGCATTAGTTGATACCACTCCCCATCACAGCGGTCATAGATTGGCTCCGAAAAGTCCTCCCAGGACTCTAGTTTGTGGGACCATCCTCTTGCTT